GTTGGTGATAACTACAACGTATTAGAAGATGTAAATACATTCACATCATTCAGAACAGATAAAAATGAAGACTTCTCATTTAACCAAACCATTCGAGTTTTGGATCAGCTTGCAATTGATACAGCGCACTTATTTAATACGCGCTATCTAGGTAAGGTACCAAACGATACAGATGGTCGCATTTCTCTATGGAATGATATTGGTAAGCATCGGGAGGAAATGCAACGTATTCGAGCTATTCAAAATTATGATAAAGAAAAGTTAATGGTTGGCCAAGGTGAATCTAAACGTGCGGTAGTAGTACAAGAAGAAATTACAAATACACTAACGATGTCACAGCTTTACGTGACAACGATGGTAGCATAAAGGAGGGAATCGTATTGGAACCAAACAAAACGCTAATTCCACTGGATCTTCAGTATTTTGCTAATGCGACCATGCATGCCCGTGATGCTATCCACGGCGCACAAGGACGAGCGTATGTAACTATTGAAGGCAACCGTTACTTATTTGCACAGTTAATTAATTTAGAAGCTAAAATGGAAAAAACAAAAACACAAGTACCAATCATGGGGCGTATTAGTAAAGGTAATAAAGCAACTGGTGCTGAGTATTCAGGTAGTGCAACATTCTACTTCAATACATCGATATTCCGAAAGCTATTAAAACGATACAAAGATACCGGTGAGGATGTTTACTTTGATATTCAGGTGACTAATGAGGATGGTTCATCTACAGTTGGTCGTCAAACAACTATCTTAATCGATTGCAATATGGATGGTGGCACTATTGCTGCACTTGATGCAGACGCAGAATACCTAGAAGACGAAATCGAATTTACTTTCGAAGATTGGGATATGCCAGAAGAATTCACAACACTAAAAGAAATGTTGTAAGAATGGAGTTCACTTTGTGGGCTCTTTTTAATTTTAACGAAAAGGATAAGGTGATTATACATGTCAAATTTAACAGCATTTTTAGCACAAAACGCTTTAAAACCTGAAAACGAGAAGGTTGTCGTATCGAAACGATTTATTAATCCTGAAACTAAAAAGCCAATGGAATGGGAAGTTGCAGCTATCACATCTGAAGAAGATGATCTATTACGTAAAGATAATACAAGACGTATGCCTGTTGCCGGTAAAAAAAATGTGATGGTGCCAGAAACAAACTACACAGCATACTTAGCTGATTTAGCTGCTAAATGTACTGTATTCCCTAATTTGAACGATGTGGAACTACAGAAATCGTATGGAGTAATGGGTGCTAAAGAGCTATTGAAAAAAATGTTGTTACCAGGTGAGTATGATGAGTACTTAGCGACTATTCAAAAAATCAACGGCTTTGATGTTGGTATGGATGAACTTGTAGAAGAAGCAAAAAACTAATTGAAGACGGCGACTATGATGCAAATATTGCTTACTATTGTTTGCATAAATTGCACAAGTGGCCGTCAGAATATGATGCTCTACCAAGGTTTGAAAAAGCATTTGTTATAGCCGCTGTACAAATTAAGCGTGAGGCTGATGAACAACAGGAAAAGGAAGCTAAAAAAGGTGGTAAAGGCAAAGGTAGAGGGCGAAGAAAGCGTTAAATATCTAATTATGCCAATTTAATATAGTTAAATCTCTCCATATTAGGTATATTTGTTTATGAGGAGGGATATTTTTATGAAAAAGTTTTTGAAAATAGGTTGTGGAGGTTTTATTGCTTTATTTATAACGTTAATGATCATCGGAATGTTAATAGGTGATGATAATAAAAAAACACCAAATAAAGAAAAAGAACCAGTTACAGCATCAACTAATAATGATTCTAAAAACGCAGGGACAGATGAGATCAAAAAAATAGGTATAGGCGAAGAATTAAAAGTTGGTAAAGTAACTTTTAAAGTTAACTCAATTGGCGAGGTTAACGAAATTAGCGCTGCTAATGGATATATGAAGTATAAACCTGATGCAGAAGGTGCAGTATTTTTAAATGTAAATGTAACTGTGAAAAATGATGATTCTGAAATGATCCAAACTGATTCAAGTTTCTTTAAATTAAAAACTGCAAAAGGAGCGTCATATTCACCATCATCTATTATAGTAGCTGATGATAAGTATTTTACATTTGAAGGTATAAACCCGGGACTCGCTTTAACAGG